AACTTTATAAGTTCATAATTATCATTGAAAAACTCAAAAACACTGTACTTATACGCGATACTATCAAGTGCCACTGAAAGAAAATCGTAAAACCATTTTCTGTTCAAAACATCGTATTGCTCCTCAAGTTTTTCTTTTGTTTTTTTGTCGATAACATAAAAGCGCGTATTAATGGTTGCAGACTTACGTAAACCCAAAACAGAGCCGTAATGTGCATCAATTTTAATGTCCTTAATTATATCCTGCAATAAAAACCAGCGCGGATTTTCAGGATTTTCAGCCGCTTGAATTGCCTGACGCCATTTTTGAATAGTTTTAACGCTCCTATCCTGATATTCTTGCATCAACTTAATCAAAAGTTGATTTTCCCTGAATTTTCGTGTATTATTATTATTTCTACTCATAATGATAATTTTTAATCCCTAATTTATAATTTACCATTTATTATTATTTAACGGTCTGGAATGAAATTGATAAATATCAGAATATTCGCTATTTTCGTCTGGTAGTAATGGCAAATCCGCAATTATTGTACCCGCTGCAAGTTCTTTAAGCCAGTCAAGTACATCTTGATAGCGTTCTTTGCGATGTTCCGGTATGTCTTTCATACCACTTTGCGAACATAAATGATATAAAACCATGTCTATCAATATAGTAATGATGTAATCGTCCCTGTCGCTTCCTGTTTGCGACAAAATTAAATCCACGTCATAACGCTTTGATAGCCAATGTTTTAGCTGACTTATTGCGGTGGATTCGGCACGTATTAATTTTATGGAAATATACCAATCGCTATCGTTAGACGTTAGCATTTTAACAATTTCCTGCTTAATTTGCATTGAATAATCTGTTTCCTGTATAAATCTCATAGTTTTAAATTTTATGATTCCCAATCCGACCAACTCCAATAAATAGCTCCCTTTGGTCCTGGTTTTGCTGCGCCAGTTCTAAAAAATCTTTGTAACCCACTATATATAAATGTTAATTCTTGAGTTATAATTTCTTTTGTTGCAAATACTTCAAATTTTGCGGGTGCTGTTACAATTATACCGGTAGTGATCTTAACGGCTACATTGCTGAGCATAAATATTCCCGAAGCAGTTTGGTCGTCAAAATAAATAATATCTAAAATTTGATCATTGTTTTGTGCAACTTCTAATTTATTTTCAGTTGCAGAATTAATTTGAATTTCAATATCTTTAATAGCATTCTTTATGTTTTTATCTATTTGGTCTTGCACTTCATTGTATCGTTCTTGTTCGGTAAGTCTCATTTGTAGCGAATCGCTCCACGCAGCATTACCAACGCGCTGACGCATCCAAACATCGGTAGATAGCATTACATCATGCCATGAAAAACCATCTTGCGAGTATTGTACTTCTACACTTGCGCCATCGGCACCTCGTACTGCTATTGCCGATACTGTAGTTCGCAACGCTTCATTTGTCTTATTATCAACCAATATCAAAGTATCAGCTTGGTCTGGAATTGCTTTTACCGGCAGTTCGTTAAAATTTATTATTTCAATATCTTCCATTTTAATATATTTAAGAAATTCTTTGAAAACTATTTACATTTATCATAATCGCTACATTTATATTTATATTTGTACGCGTTGTTGTAGCGACAAAAATTCGTCTATACGCAATATCTTTTCTACCTAAAACTTGTATAAACTTATCATTCGTTCCCGTTGCGGGCTGTATATTATGATTTTTATAGTAAGCTAACATTTGACGATTTACCGCCGGAGACGGATTACTGAAGTCCGGAAGTGTTATTTCCGTGCCGACAGGAATAATATCGGTAAGGCTGATATTATTTGTCCGTGCGATTGCAAAAGCGGCTTCGGCACTTCCAAATTCTTGCAAAGCGATATCGAATAATGTTTGATTCTCCTGTACTATCATATAAAATTAAGAATTTTTAAACAGTTCCATAAAACGCGTTCTTGTAGCCGGAAATGGGCAATTTTTCTTAGTAACGTCATAGTGAAAAATTACATTTTTGTCAGGTATTCCGTAGGTATCTTGCAGCAATTTTATTAATTTTATTGCACGATTAATAGTTGCATCGCTAACTTTCCAATCAGGCGCGCCGGAAATGTTGCACATTTCAACGCCAATGCTGTTGTCATTAGTGCAAATCGGCTGAACGGCACTTGTAGTTCCGTTGTCATAATTATATAAACCGTTTGCAAATTTAATGCCGCTGTGCCATGTGTAGCAGAAACGTATATTATCATTATATTGTTCAACGCTATTATCATCAACAAAATAATCGGCACTTCCTACAGTTTTGCCGGCTTTGGCATAATTTTCCAATGCCATAATAAAATTCTTTGCCGGTGCAACGCAACCGGTATGATGTACAACTATGTACTCTATTTTTTTCGTTCTTTGACTCGTGTATGCTTTCATATTAATTCCTGTTATATATTTTCCAACCTATGTACAAAATCAGCAATAGCAACGATATTGCACCTGTATAGTAGAGCGTTTTTTCCAACCAATTTAGTGGCTTTTTGACTTCTACTATTTTAGTTTCATGCTGAATTTCAACTTTTGAACGATATAATGTATCGCTATGATGCACTGTGTCGTGATGTATAATACGTTGATACTCAGTGCGAAACCTATCAACAAAAACCGTATCTTTTTTTGTGCGAATATTAACGCTATCACGTGTGATTACAATAACCGAATCACGTGTGATTGTACGCATTACTTCTACATTTTTGACTGTATCGGTAGAAACGTGATTAATCACGTTCCTACCTGCTTTACAGCCAATCAATAAAAATAAAAAAATGAAAGTAATTAGTAAAAAATATATTAGTTTATTGGTTTTCATATTATTTTGATTTTGTGATTGTTTTTACATTTTTTAATTGTTCGTTCAAATCTTGAACTTCTACATTTAACTTCCTTAATTGTTCTTTCAGGGCGTTATTTTCCTCCTGTAATTTTAACAACAATTTATTGCTATTTTGGTCGTTTTGCAAAATTTCGTTGCGAAGTTCTATAATTTGGTTCATGTAATTTGTGTTCGCAACTGAAAGTATATCAACGCTTGTCTGCAACTCCTTTAAAAAGTCGTTTTTTCGTTTTTTGCGCGTAAAAAACCACGTTATTACATTTGATGCCGGCAATAATACTAAATTTGCTATTGTTACTATAATACCCAGTGTTTCCATGCTATTCAATTATATTAAGTTCAAAATCTATTAAATCGTTTATTTGTAATTCGTAGTTGTTAAATCCAAGTTTATACATTTCATCAATAACCTTACTTTCAAATATAGTTTTAACGTGTATTTCGTTGGATTTCAGATAGTTGTGTATTCCAAGCCCAACAATCGGAAAATCTTTGCATTCGCCCTGTTGCGCTAATATTGCGCGTCGTGCTGTTTGGTTGTTATTGTCGTCAATTGCCAAATAACCGCCCGCAATCATTAAATCTCCATTAATATCTGTTATCAAACCCTTCATATGTCTTAATTCCTTATTGTTTAAAACCTATATTTTTTAAAAGCCGAGCGCGGCGTAGTTACAATTTCAGTTGTATTTACAACGGTTACTTTGTTTAAATAAGCCATACCGGATTGTAACGCATCAGGTCCATCATCATTTGCGGAACTACCTTTTTCAAATGCCAACAGTTGGTCTCGTAGCGTTATTTGGTCAGGGTTGTTTGCCTCTTTTTCGTTGAATATCACGTTTTTACGTTCAAAATACCCCGACATGCTTTCAACCCTGTCAAATTTACCTTCTTTTGGCTTTTTGTCGGCAACAACCGGTATGTACCAGCCTCTTTTATCTCCTTCAATATCAAAATCATTTACAAAGTCGTCCATCGCAAAAAGTCCTTCAATTTTATATTGGATGTTATACAAATCAAGATGCTTATCTTGATAAAGGTTGTACAGCCATTCAGCACATTTTGCCCGACTTCCACGCCTTAAATAACAATGTATTACATGAAATTCCCTACCTATTTTCCCAACTAAAATAAGTGCCTTATAATCGCCCGTATCTTTATATGACAAATCGCCGTAAAATATAAGAGCCTCGTACTTTTCCAAACTCAAAGATGCTCCAAAAACAATATCTTCGTATTTGAAAATCTTACCATCCTGTATGTGCGTATTCATAAACTCACGCATGAAAGACCGGTAAGGCATTGAGTAGAACTTTTGCCTCCAAAAATCAGCAGAATTGCGCTCTTTCCAAGTCGGTTCAAAAGTATTCAAATCTTTTACGGCATTTATGGTAGATACGTGAAAAATATCTTTAACATTATTCTGTTTTGCGCTCTCTTTTGATTGTAAAAAGTATTGTTTTAAGCGGTTTGTAATGCTGTTTTTATGAAAATTGTTATTAGCATAAACAAAGCGTGTAATTGCGTCCTCGTCCGTGTCAAAACAGCCCCAAATATCCTCTGTAATGAAGTCTATTGCATCGCCCATCATGCGGTCGTTGTTGATGTGTCTTTTATTATCAACATCATCTACCGCTATAAAGTCCGGACGATTTTCAGCCTCACGCGCTCCACGTGGATTGCCCATAAATCCTATCGACATAAACCTGACGCCATCTTTTGTAAGAAAATCGCCTTCAGCCCAATCGCCGGAATTGAAACACTCTCCATAATCATTTATAAGTCTCTGATTATTAGTTAATTGCGCTTGAATACCCGACAATAATTTTTTTGCTTTATGGTCGGTTTCTCCAACTAAAAGCATAAATTTTAAGTCTTTTTTTACAAACATTAAATATAATGGCAATCCCATATCTATATGTACCGATTTTGCAGCACTTCTGTACCATTCCGCTAATATTCTTATTGTTTTGTTTTTTATGATTTTATTAGCCAAATCCTTATGAAATTTTGCACAAGGTTTTTTTGCATAAGTCGGAAAATGATACTGAAACCACTTAATATAGTCACTTTCAAGCTCTGCAATACGTTTCGACTTCTCTGCTGGCGTTTCCCTGAGATTATAACGAGTAGCATTGCGCAATTTTGCACAGTGCAACTCGTAATTTTGTAATATTTTCTCAAGTTTAATTGCCACTTTCCTGTTCTATTTTATATATTAAAAATTGTTTGTGATAATTTTGCATTAATTCAATGGTTTTCAAGTCGTTGCAAATAGAAGCAATAAAAATTTCAAGCTCAACAAGGAAATCTTTACAGGCTTCCGCGCCAAGTTTTTGATTGAAATAATCAATTGCTTTTGTTAGTTTGCTTATTGAATCCGCATTGATAGCCGGAAGTTCATCGCCGTTTTCATCGGTTCGTTTTTCGCCCTTAGCAATTCTCAGTGCCTCTGCCATAAGTATAGTTTTTAGTTTCAAAGGTCCGGTTTGCAAAAGTTGTTTGCTCGCTTCCCAATTATATTTATCGCGCCACATAGAAACAGTACGAACGTCTCTGTCAAGCATCTGAGAGATGCGCTCCAACGTCCATCCATGTTCGCTATACAAGGATTCTGCGTTGTTAATTTCTAATTGTGTTGCCGATTTTCGGCGAGCCGTTTTTTCCATTTTTTTAAAAAATTGCTGCAAAAGTAGAATAAATATTTGTGTCGGATTTTTCATTTTCCAATTATTGGAAAATGAAAAAATTGATTAATAAAACCATAGTACTTTTGCAGCAATTTATTTTTTTTATGTCAAAATTTACATATAATATTAAAGCACTTGCAGACAGCGACACGCTTAATTTAACCATTAATGGCGAAATAGGCGGTGAAAACGAATTTTATGCGTTTAATACTGCTGAAGAGTTTTCTGATAAAATAAAGTATTTTAAAAACGGACAAACAAAATGTCACCTATATATTAATTCTCCCGGCGGTAGTTGTTTTGATGCCAACGAAATCGTTAATATAATTAAAAGAGAATTCAAATCATTCACAGCTACAGGTGGAGCGTTGGTCGCTAGTGCCGCATCATATATTGCAATTTCGGCTGATAAATTTACCCTCCCAAAAAACGGAGTAGTGCTTATTCATAAGCCAAGCATGCTGTTAGAGGGTAATAACGACTTGATTAACAGCGAATTAAAGCTTCTTGACGTACTAACAGAAGACTACTTCAACGTTTATAATGCTAAAGCATCCGATAAAAATAAATTTAAAAAATCTTGGGATAGTGGGCGCGATATATGGATGAGTGCTACAGAGGCTAAAGATTTGGGATTTTGCGACGAAATTATTAATGAAAACGCAAAATTTACGGCATTAATATCCGCTGAAATTCCTGACGATATCAAAAATAAGTATAATATTTCAAATAACATAAACATGAACAAATTATCATTAATAGCGGCTAAGTTAAACCTACCGGGCGTAACAGCCGAAAGTTCCGACGAGGCTGTATTGTTAGCCATCGAGGCGAAATTTAAAGAATTAAACGAAAATCTTGTCGCAAATGAAAAAAAGGAAAAAGAAAGACAAGTCGCGCTTATAAAATCAATGATTGACGGCGCAATTAAAGCAAACAAAATTAACGCTACACAGCGCGAAATATTCGAAAAAATAGGTAATGACAGCGGCGTAGATGCGCTACAACGGCTTTTTGACGCAATGCAAGTTACAGGCTCTTTAGTATCCAAAACAGTACCGCAATCGGGAGGCGATGAAATAAAAAATTTTAAAGACCTTATGGCTAATGGCATCGACATTGATACATACAGGGCTGAAAATCCCGAAAATTATGCAAAAATGTTTAAAGCAGAATTCGGACGTGAACCTAAAATTTAGTTATTAACTTTTAAATATATAATAAAATGGCAACAGTATTAACTACAGCAAACAATTATGAAGATATATGGACCGGTAGAGTCGAACAGCAACTAAGAAATACAGACTACGCTCCATTTTTTAATGGCATTCCTGAAATAAACTCTAATGTTATTAGCGTTGGAGAGGGTAATGACCTAAAACAACAAATATTTCTTCCGGCTACGGAATTTATGCCTACTGTTTTACTGAACAATACGACATATCCGCTTCTCGTAGAAGATTATAACGACAAAACAATCGTTATTTGGCTTGACAAATATCAAACTCTCCCTACTTCGGTTCCTGACGATTTTCTACTTGGATTGTCTTATAATGTAATAGACGCTGTTACGGGAAACCATCGACATGTAATAAACGAAGATAAATATAATCGCGCTTTGCATTCAATTTCTCCTAACGGCGACAGTTCGTCAACACCAGTATTGTTTACTACAGGTCCGGACGATGGCACCGGTAGAAAAAAATTATTACTCAAAGATTTAGTTCTGTTAAAAAAGAAGTTAGATTTATTGCACGTTCCAATGGTTGGGAGGCGTTTAGTATTATGTCCAGATCATGTTGCAGACATCCTTGAGCAAAATCAACAGTTTGCAAATCAATTTTACGATTATGCGGCAGGTAAAGTCTCAATGCCTTATGGGTTTGAAATATACGAATCTGTGTTTACTCCATTTTATGATATAAACACAGGTACAAAGCTACCTTTCGGCGCAGTGCCAGGTACCGATGACAATCAGGCTTCTGTTGTTTTTTATGATAAAAATATCGGATTAAAAACAGGATTAACTAAGATGTATCACGATCCACCTAATACAACAATGCAAACAACGATGATGAACTGGAGGCATTATTATGTAGGTGTTCCCAAATGGGATATGTATATGGGGGCAATAGTAAGTAATAATATATAACATTTAATATTAAAAATAATGAATATTACAAAAGAAATTCAAAGAAAAGCGAATAAATTGTTCAAGGAACATAATTATAAAAAATTATTCGTAACCTCGGACGGTTATTTTTTCACGTCCGAAGATAGAGCGGCAGATTATGTAAAACAAGAAAAAAACAAATATTGTGAAGTGATTCTTGCTAATGAAGATCTGGAAAAAACGCCATTAGAAATCGCAAAATTAGAAGCAAAAAATGTAGTTTCTATTGCAGAAGCAAAAGCAAAAAAGATAGTTTCAACAGCAGAAGCAAAAGCAAAAAATCTTGTTGAAAAAGCAAAACCAGAGGACAAAGTGGCAAAACAAGCCGAAGCCGAAAAATTGATTGCCGATGCCAACGTAAAAGCCACAGAACTAATTGAAAATGCAAAAATCGAAGCAGAATTGATTATTGCAGAAGTATCCGAAACTAACCTTTAAAAGTGTTTTAAAATGAGTTTAAAAGCAATTAATATTCAAACAGGGCGGGTTGGTGCAAACATAGCAGGCGACAGCAGAGAATTTGCAATTATTGCAAATGGCGTTGCCGTACCTACTAACCCAGCCGCCGGAATTGCAGGCGTTTTGCTCGAAACGCCGTATAAATTACGTAGACCATCCGATGCCGAAGTGCTTGGAATTAACGCTGATTACGACAACAACAACAAAGTAAATTTATATCGCCACATTAAGGAGTTTTACCGTATGGGACACGAGGGGCGCATTCTTTGGATTACCGTTGTAAATCAATCGGTTATGCCTCTGGATATGCCGGAATACGCTAAAAATATGGTATTAGAAAGCACTAAAATTTCTGATATTGGTTTTGCATTTAATCCAGATACAGGTGTGGATGTAAACAACGATCCAAATTATGAAGATGTTTGGGCTGATGGTATCAATACAGCCGTTGGAGATGCTTTGCCGGAGCTCCAAAAGTTTGCGGAATGGTGCGACGAAAACGACATGCCTCTGCATACGATACTTGAAGGTAGGGCTATGCCTGCTATAATTAGTGGTATTGCCGATTTGCGAAACTTCCAAGTTTCCGGTTCGGTTTTGAACGGCGAAAAGGTAAGCGTAGTCATTGGTCAAGACTGGAATTATGCCGACAAACTTACATGGAGTTTGGGCAAAAATTTTGCCGATGTCGGTACGTTTTTGGGTTGTATCGCAGCACAAAATTGGAATGAAAACCCAGGCAAGGTTCAAACCATGAATCTTACCAACGTACCGCTTGGAAACTTTACATTGTCCGGAATAAGCAACCACAAAACCTATAATCAAATGTTTAATTATTTAGATACATTGGACGATAACGGCTACATTTTTCCTATGAAATATGTAGGTAGAACGGGTTGCTGGTGGAATGATGGACATTGTTGTGTTGAAGTTGTATTAGATGCGTCCGGAAACATGAATCAACACCAAATTTATTATTCTCACGCCATTGACGAAAGTAAGCGCGCGTTACGCATAGCATTCCTTGACGAAGTCAAAAAAACAGTTATGTTGGATGCAACACAAACGCCTGCTAAAATGACAGATGACGCGAGAGAGTATTTCAATTCGGTTGGAGATGCCGTTTTTCAAAGAATGCAACAAAACAGCCTGATTTCTGCAGGAGAAACAACAACAAACCCAGACAGCGACTTGCTTATTGCTAAGCAATTAGATGTTTCATTTGAAGTTGTGCCTACCGGAATGGTAAATAAAATTAACGGAGTTATTAACATTAAAAACGTATTATAATGATTCTTAATAGATTAGGAGAAACTTACAGTTCAAACGATGTTAGTGTAAATTTAGCAGGATTCAGAGTAGATCCTTCAGCCTTATCATATACAAGGACTGTTACAAAAACAAAACAACAAGGTTTTAGCCATCAAAACAATATGATGTCAAGAGGAGCACCTGAATATGCGTGTTCAATTACGCTACCTATTCAGGATGTTAGAATTTTTGAAAAACTTGCACCGGGAGGATATGTTGATTTACTTAAAAAACTACCATTAATTGTAACATATTTAAACGCAGATAACGGACTTATCACAGATGTTCTTATTGTCGAATTTCAAAGTACCGGACGCGAGGTAACAACAGATGGAGCACAACAGCAACAATACGATTTGTATGTATATAGTGCGGTTTTTAACAAATAAAGTATTAATATTTTAAAATAAAAAATAATGGAAAAAGCAGAAAAAAAAGAAAAGAAATTGCCGGAAGGCATCACCGCCGAGATGTACGAGGCAGCGGTAGAAAAATATGGTGCAAAAAACGTTAAATGTTGCACCATCCCATTAGAAGATGATGGAGACTTAGACGAGTACGAAAAAGAACTAAAAAGCATATCAGCAACGACTGAAAAAAAAGAGTTAAATGTGCTTGTAAAAATTCCTAACCGTGAAATAATATCGTTAATGCGGAAGTACATGAAGGACAGTCCCAACAAAGCGGACGAAATACTCGTTAAAGGTTGCCTGTTATCACACGCTGAACAGGTTTTGAATAACGATGCTTTGTTCTTTGCGGTACTTAAGTGTTGTGCAGACTTAATTCCTGTTAGTGAGGGGCGTATAAAAAACTTATAGAGCGACTTCCGGATATACCGAAAATATCTGAAAATGGAGGGAAAATGACAATTGCAGACACATTATTACAGTACAACGCAATGATAAGATTTTATTATAAAGAAGATCCGAACCTCCTATCAGATGAAGAGTTGTGTTTTAGAATAAAAGAGTTAAAATTTTTAGCAGAATCAGGATTATTAAAAGCAATAACATTACAATAGTATGGCAGCATTTAATTTTGAAAACGGATTAATAAATAGCGATTGGTTGTCGCAAAATAGGATTAACAGCATTCGAGCAGAAGTGTATAAGTTCGATGACAATCCTACCTTCGACCACATAAAGCTATATCGCAACGATAGGGGCGTTGAAATCAGTTTTCTATTTGGTTATGGCACTGATAATTCAGGCTACTTTTCCAATCCTCCCATGCTATCGTTAAGTAGTTCCAAAACCCTGATAGTTACCGACCTTGATAATTCTAATTATCAAGTTATTGAGAGGTGGGCGACCGGTCCTTATAATATTGATATTAAGGGTTTTATTGTGGATGTTGAAAATCACAATTTTCCCAAGTCAAAATTGCATGAACTGCACAAAATTTTCAAGCACAACGGAATCTGGCAAGTTGCAAGCGATGTGTTAAATGCTGTTGGAGTAACTTCATTGTATTTTAGCGATGTTAATATTGATTTTTTAGCAGGCTATAACGATACGATTGTATATTCTTTGTCAGCAAAAGAGATTAAACAAATTGATTATCAATTAAATTAGTAACTTAATAATTTTATATAGAAATGTCAAAAATCAAATTTTTATCAGTAATGATTTTTTATTTATGTATGCAGGCGCAGGTTAGCGTTGCAGGTATTCGACTCGATAACGTTTCGAGTGTGGAAGTTAAAAAGAGTGTAAAAGAACTAACGGACACGGCTACGGTAACAATTCCGGCGACAGCAACGTTGCAAGGATTTATGCCCATTAAAAACTTTGTAAAAGTAGGAGACGAAATTGCTATCAGTTTGGGCTATTTTACCGAAGATGGTACAATTGAACCTGAAGATGGTATTGCCGTTGAGTTCAGAGGTTTTGTAACGGAAATTAGTGCGGATGTACCACTTGTTTTGAGTTGCGACAACATGTATGAGTTGCGCAAATCGAACATTACGCAAAACTTTAAAAATACCACTCTTAAAAAAGTTTTAGAACAGATTTTGCCGGCGGGTTACACGTTTGAAACTTATGATGTTTCATTAGGCAATTATGTCGTAGAAAATGCAAGCGCATTTGATGTTCTTGCAGAGGTACAGCAAAAGTACGGGTTGTTTTGTCGCTTGGACGGCAATCATTTGAGGGTAAAAATGGCGTATGATTACGCCAGCCCTCAAACCCATT